GGTGATCGCATTGAACATATTGATTATATCAGGGAGAAACAATTAGTCTTAGATTATGAATTTTATATCACGAATCAGATTATGAATCCTGTCAAACAAGTCTTAGACTTAGAGATGGATAAAGACGAGACACTCAAAATATTTCAGTAAATAATATATTTAAGTCATAAAATATGAATATCTGAATATTAATATGTTAAATTTAATTCTCTAAATTTTTTTTCTATTCTAGGTTATAAAATAATATGGGAGGAGGATTAATGCAACTTGTAGCTTATGGCGCTCAGGATATTTACTTAACGGGTAACCCGCAGATTACCTTCTTCAAGGTCGTCTATCGTAGACATACTAACTTCTCAATGGAGACTATTGAGCAGACCATTAATGGTGGCGTTTCGACGAGTGGTAATTCCACAGTCACTATTTCCCGCAATGGTGATTTAGTTTACAAGGTTTATGTTACCAATTCTGGGTCTACGGTGACAACCAATGGTTCTGCGCTAGTTTCAGAAGTTGAATTAGAGATAGGTGGTCAGAGAATTGATCGTCATTATGAAGAATGGAACCAGATCTGGAACGAGTTATCAACTCCTGAATCAAAGGCCGTTGGATTTAAGGCTATGATTGGTGACGTGGGAACTTCCGGAACTGATGGACCCGTCATGACACAATGCCCCCTTAACTTTTGGTTTTGTCGCAATCCCGGTCTCGCTCTACCATTAATTGCCCTTCAGTATCATGAAGTCAAACTCAAGTTTACGTGGGGGTCTCTCGCATCTAATGGGGTCAGCAGTGATGTTAAGGTTATGTGTGACTATATCTACCTTGATACGGATGAAAGACGTTGAGCAGGTACAGAAACAAACTGCGAGTGGCACGACTTCTACTAAGTTAAACTTTAATCACCCGGTGAAGGAACTTATTTGGACTTCGCAGCGTGTGGATGGTTACACGAAGGCGAAACTCAAACTTAATGGACATGATAGATTTTCCGAGCAAAATGAGGAATACTTCACTCTTCGTCAACCAAACGATTACCACACCGCGATCCCTCAGCAGAATTTACCGTATGGTGCTGTCGGCACAAATTGCCGGGAAGCCCAGATAACTAAACCGATCCTCGACAATGGTAAGCACACTAATGGCCAAGGTCTAAACACAGCAGCCCTGACTGCCCTCAACCTGACATGGGTAGGCACCACTTCTGGCACGGGTCCAGTAGTGATGTCAGGTGGCCCCCCAGCAGTCGATGCCGTAATCGTGGACTCGACCTCTAAGTCAAATGGATTTGTTGTTGGTGCTGTCGATGACGTCTCTTCTATCGTTCTTGGTACTTTAAAACAAGGCGATATTCACAGAATAACCGCGATAAACGACAGCGAGATGGCCGCCGCGGATGGCAGAGGCGTGACTACTTACATTGGCACTGTTAAATATATCTGTGCTGGTTCGGCGCGGAGCGTCGCCACGAGCAGCGGCACTCTCGGTCCACTCGATGACAGTATCGTTTTTGACCAGGAAATGAATGATGACGGTGCCAACCTTATTGCTGCGGAAGCTATCCTCGTCCTTTATGAAGAGACATTTGTTTGGCCCGAGGCGCTTGAGACGGCGAAGGACACCTTCCAAATTGAAAAAATCGGTGAAAAATGTGCTCGTACATCAAAAATGCTTAAAAAAATCAATGTATACTCTTTCTCTCTTAAACCCGAGGAGCACCAGCCATCTGGAACTTGCAATTTCTCTCGTATTGACAACGCTCAATTAGAATGGACGGGCACCTCGCCGACTAGTTCTGAAAACATCTATGCCGTCAATTACAATGTTCTCCGGATCATGTCTGGTATGGGTGGTCTTGCCTACTCTAATTAAGTTATATAATCTTTATCTCTATCACCTAAGATAACTTTTTTAAAAAAAATAATAAATAATATTATTTAAGTCTAAATAATCGGAAAAATTAATTAAGTTAATTACGCCAAAATTTTTTTCTAAACTAGGTTATAAAAATAATGGGAGGAGGATTAATGCAACTTGTAGCTTATGGCGCTCAGGATATTTACCTTACGGGTAACCCGCAGATCACTTTCTTTAAGGTTGTCTACCGCAGACACACTAACTTCTCGATGGAGGCTATTGAGCAAACGTTTAATGGTTCGGTAGTTGCCTCAGGTCGTTCTACTGCAACAATCTCTCGTAATGGTGATTTAGTACATAAAATGTATATTGAGGTTGATGCGGGTGCTCTTGATGGCACTGATCATAATTATGGAACATTCATGCTTTCTAATGTTACCTTAGAAGTTGGTGGACAACAGATTGATAAACATTCTGGACACTGGATGGAAACATGGTTAGAACTTACTAATCCAAATCAACTTGGTCAAATATTTACGGCGGCTACCGATTTAATTACAGCACCCGGTGTTGTCACTACTCAAGGGACCCTTTTACAAACAATGGCCTGCTGCGGTGGAGTAAAAGATGGAGCTTCAATTGTCCCAGGAATAATCTATGTCCCTTTACAATTCTGGTTTTGCCGCAATCCAGGTCTCGCCTTACCGTTAATTGCACTTCAATATCATGAGGTTAAGGTAATTATTGAATGGGGGGCAGCCTTAAATGAAACAGCCGCTAAATTATGGGCTGATTACATATATCTTGATACAGACGAAAGACGCCGCTTTGCTCAGGTATCCCATGAATATCTTATCGAACAAGTTCAGGAACAATCCGGATCCACCTCAACAAGTCAGGATCTTAACTTTAACCATCCAGTTAAAGAATTAATCTGGACAGGAGCATATGCTAATGGGGCAATGACTGCTCATGTTGCTTCTATGACTGACACTAATTTATTCAACCTTAAATTAAATGGTCATGATCGTTTTGCTGGTAGGCCGTGTAGATATTTTACGAGGACACAAATATATGAACATCACTCAGGATTTGGGGGTATCAATAACCGTGATAGTATATCGGTTTATTCATTTGCCCTTAAACCCGAAGAACATCAACCTTCTGGGACCTGTAATTTCTCAAGAATAGATAATGCTCAGTTAGTTGCCACATCCGGGACACAAACTCCCTGCCCAGCGACAGGTAAAATTTTTGCAGTTAACTACAATGTCCTTCGTATCATGAGTGGTATGGGTGGTCTCGCTTACTCCAACTAAATAATTAATTATTATATCTTATATGTTTTAAATCATCAAATATAACTTGATAGATTTCCTTGTTTTTTTTCTATGCTAAGGTATAAAAATATGGGAGGAGGACTTATGCAACTTGTAGCTTATGGTGCTCAGGATATTTACCTTACGGGTAACCCGCAGATCACTTTCTTTAAGGTTGTTTACCGCAGACACACGAACTTCTCGATGGAGGCTATTCAGCAGACGTTTAATGGGTCTGTCGCAGATAGCGGTAGATCAACTGCTACTATTTCAAGAAATGGTGATTTAGTTTATAGGATGTATCTTCAACATACTACTGGTGCCACCAGCTCAACCGCAGAAAGACAAAATCCCTCTGCCATGCTTATAGATTCTGTTGAATTAGAAATTGGCGGACAAAAAATAGATAAGCATTATGGTAAATGGATGGAAGCGTTTGTAGAATTAACTGAAAATAAAACTGGTAGAGCATTTGGAACTAATTTTCAGATTATGTCTGGTATGTGTGAGGGGACCATCGCCGTAGCGACGACTGCAGATCCACCATTGCAGCACGCGTCAGATGGGGAAAGTGATGTAATGTTCCGTAAACTAGACCAACAAATGGCAAGAATAGTATATACACCACTTCTGTTTTGGTTTTGTAGAAATCCAGGACTTGCTCTTCCATTAATTGCCCTTCAATATCATGAAGTTAAAGTTCTTTTCAACTGGGGGTTGATTGACAAAACCAACACTGATGCTCAATTATGGTGTGATTATATCTATCTTGATACTGACGAACGCCGCCGATTTGCTCAAGTATCACATGAATATCTTATTGAACAGGTTCAATATGAGTCTCATGTTGCAGAAGATACTGCCACCTTAAACTTTAATCATCCTGTTAAAGAATTAGTACTAACTGGAGCGTGGGCTGCGGGGGCATTCGGTCCCATACACGGTAATGACATGGAAGACACATTATTATTAAAACTTAATGGTCATGATCGTTTCTCAGCAAGACCCTTATCATATTTTGCAAGAACACAAGTATG